ATTTACTTTTAACACTTACGAAGTGAATTGGAAAGATGGAACTACAACCAAATTGGTTGATGGTAGGATTGTGACAATAAAAACAGAGAAAAATACTAATTTAAAAACAGAACAGATGTTAGAAAGATACAAGCAAAATTTAAGAGTAGACGGAGATGAAGTATGGAGTTATACAACTCACGTAGCAACATTATGCGGAGGACAACTTATTCAATTAGGATATTGGAGTATGACCACGCAAAAGCATATCAACTATGTTGCGAAACAATTTGACTTAGAATTAATAAAGCCATAATGAGGGGCGAATATGATATGAAGATTACAGGTAGACGAGATGGCGGTTTTAAAATTAGAATCGCTAACTCAAAAACCAAAAAAGCTTCACAGTTTATTGCTACTGTTAAAGCAACAGAAAACGGAAAATATTTTGCTTATTTATTTCAGAACACAATTGAAAAAATAAAATGATAAATACTGCACTTTGGAACGAAGCGAAAAATAGAATTGAAGAACATCTGCAAGAGGATGAAAGTATTACTGACGTAACCATAAAATTAAAGGTTAAAGATTCAGCTAAAGTGTATTTAAGGAATTATTTACAAATCACTATTAATATTTAAAAACAGAACAATGAACACAGAATTATTAGAAGACAGAGAAATAAAAGGATGGCATTTTGAATGGAACAAAGAAGATTCATATTATCAATGCAGAGGTAGCGTATGTTATGATGAAGACCACGATGAAATTCCTGAACAATCATTAATTGCAGCAGCGATGCAGCTTGAACTTAATTTGGTTTTAGCAGGTTACGATACAGATTTACAGTACGGAGAAAAAGGATACATTTATATTAATATTTAAAAACAGAAAAATGAAAAAAGCAATATTAAAAAATAAAATTTTACATTTAAAAAACGAATTAGCTAACGCAAGAATGAATACATACGTTGGGAATACTACTGACCTTTATGTAAACGGTGGCGAATTATACATCAACTATGGAGAAAATGGCGAGAAAACTTTAGTAATGTGTACGGAGCAATTATTTAAAGATTTACCTTTTATAATTAACCAAGTTATAAAAGATAATGCTAAACTGCAGAAAATGTATTTAAATAATATTGTAACAGAATTAAAAGAAATTGATTACAGTATTTTAATGGATGACTTTATAGATGAAGACGAAGACAAATACGATAATGATTCAACTAATCACACTTTATAATGGTTTTGCTTATAGACGCAGATTCTTTAATATTTGCATCGTGTTATAAAAAGCGAGAAAATCCTGAAGACGATATGTTTTACTCTGAAATTTTAGATGCATCAAAAAAGTTTCATTATCAACTTATGGCTATTGTCAATAAATTAGAAGATATGTACACGATTGACAAGGTTAGAATTTTTAGCGGAGCAAAAGGAAACTTCAGGAAACTAATAACTAAGACTTATAAAGCCAATAGAAGTTACGATAATAGACCTCCACTTCTAAATGAAATGCACCAACACGTAAAGGACAATTACGATAGCGTTGTAGGTTATGGAGTTGAAACAGATGATGTGGTCGCAAAGTATTGGCTAAGATATTGCAATGAGATTGGCAGAGATAACGTAATGATTGTTTCAATTGATAAAGACTACAAGCAGTTTCCTGCATTGATTTACAATTACCATTATAAGCACAAGACTATACTTGATATTTCAGAAGATGAAGCAATGTATAATTTTTACGAACAAATGATTGTTGGCGATGGTGCAGACAATGTTCAGTATTTTAAAGGTAAAGGACCGAAATTTGCCCAAAGATATTTAGCTGATTGTTTAACCCCATACCAATACACTAAAAAAATGTATCAACTATTTAAAGATTGTCACAAAGGAAAGGCAAAACAGAGATACATAGAATGTTACAATTTATTAAAACTTAGAACCGATTAAATATGAGAAATATAACACCCGAACGAATTGTAGAAAAACTTGCAAAAGTTTCAGGAATAGACCCCTATGATAACACAAGAAAAAGAGATTACGTAGAAATTCGTGCTTTGGCTTGTTGGCTTATGAGAATGGAACTAGGGATGCGATGGTGCGCTATCACTAAAATATTTTCTGACAATGGCAAAAAGATGCATCACGCATCTGCAATCTATTTGGTTAAAAACTATCCACATTGGAAAAAACAGAATAAAGCACTTAAAGATTGGCAAGCGATGTTCCACTTTGTTGAGGGCATAGATTACGAAGAGGTTGACAGGTTGCATATTTTAGAGGGTAGACTTGCAGATATGCAGGATGAATTTGATTTATTGGCTGAACAATTAGAGCATCCTCTTGTAAAGTTAGTTTATGATATTTCAACAGAAGAAAACAAAAAAGATTTAATTGACAGAATTGAAATAATAACAAAGTCGTGGGCGTGGAAGCAGAATAAAAATACACAAGTTAGAATTGAATCGAGTAAATAAAACTAAATAATTATGAAGATTGAAAAAGTAAAAATAGGAACTATTAGCGAAAATCCTGACAACCCAAGAATTATCAAAGGCGATAAATTTAATAAATTAGTAAAGAGCATTGAGGACTTTCCTGAAATGCTAAAGATTCGACCAATTGTTGTAAATAGCGAGAATGTTATACTTGGCGGAAATATGAGATACAAGGCAAGTATCAAAGCAGGTTTGAAAGAAGTTCACATAATCAGAGCAGAGGGATTAACAGAAGACCAACAGAAAGAATTTATAGCAAAAGACAATGTAGGTTTTGGCGAATGGGATTGGGATGCTTTAGCTAATGAATGGGACTTAGAAAAATTAGACGAATGGGGACTTGAAGTGCCGAGCATTGAAGATTTTACAGGGGTTGAGGAACAAGAGATTGAATTTAGCGAATACTTAGATGAAGCACATAACTATGTGGTTTTATTATTTGACTCCGAAGTAGATTGGCTTTCTGCAAGAACTCACTTTGAATTAAGTTCTGTGCATTCCAAAAGAGCAAACGGAAAACCTTGGAGCAAAGGAATAGGCAGAGTGATAAATGGTGCAGATTATTTAAACAAAATAACTGATGAATAACATATACATACCATCTTTTAATCGTGCTAACTCTGTTAAAACTTATGAGTACTTAGGTTGTGGCAAAATAATTGTACCAAAATCACAAGAAGCAGAATATAAAAAGAGATACGGTAATGCGGTTTATAGCATACCTGATTCTCAAGATGGTACTGTTGCAAAGAAACGAAATGCTATATTGGATTTAATCACAGAAGAACAAGAAGATGGCTACGGATGGATTATTGACGATGACTTAATTAAAGTTAAAAGGAAAAAAGAAAACCTTGACTTAAATTCTGAACAAGTATTAGAGTTATTAGAAAAGCTACAAATAATGTCTGCTGATATGGGTATCACTTATGCAGGTTTAGATTACTCACTTGATAATATGAAGCTAAAAGATATGTCGCCATTTTCTTTTACTAAGGTTATATTTGGGGGTACGTTAGTTAATGCTAATGATGGCTTAAAATATGATGAACGATTTAAGATAAACGAAGACGTTGAATTTTGGGTGCAGAAGTTAAACTTACATAGAAAAATTTTAAAAGACAATCAGTACGCTATGGTATTTTATGGAGACGATGGTGGCAAAGATTCAGTTATAGGATATGACAGAAATGACGCAAGAGTTTACGCAACTATGTTAAATAATAAATGGGGCAGACAAATTATGGTTTGGGACAAAGGACGTTTCAGATTTAAAACACCAATTAAAGGAGCATAAATATAAAAAAACTATGAAAGTATATTCGCCAAGTTATAAAAGAAGTGACGGTGTAAAGACACATAAAATAATTCCTGACGTCATATACTGTGTTGCAGAGTTTGAGGCAGAAAAGTACCTTAAAAAAGGTTACAACGTTATTACAATGCCTGATTCAGTACAGGGAAATATATCACGAGTTAGAAATTGGATGCTTGACAATGTTATAAAAGAAAAAGGCATTATTATTGACGATGACATAGAGGGTTTTAAAAGATGGACGATTGAAGATGGTAAGCCAAAAATTGTAGATGCTGACATATTAGAATTTATAGAGTTTGGATTTTGGCATTGCGAAGAATTTGGTGCTAAATTATGGGGACTAAATATAATTGGAGACAAAGGAAGTTACAGAGAATATTCGCCTTTTAGTTTAACCAATCCTATTAGTGGCTCGTTTATGGGTTTTATAGATAACCCACTAAGATTTGATGAACGCATACCATTAAAAGAAGATTATGATTACTCAATACAAAATCTAAATGTTTACAGAAAACTATTAAGATTTAATCACACTTTTATGATTAAGAAAGACCACGGAAATTTAGGAGGTTGTGCAGATATGAGAACGATGGCAAGAGAAAAGGAGCAGCTAAAGTTGCTGCAAAAGAAATGGGGTAACAAAATTATACAAATAGATACAACACAGAGAGGTAAAAAGAAGAAAAACTTTGACTTCAATCCAATAATAAAAACACCAATAAAAGGCATCTAACTATGAACAAAACCGAACAACATAAAAAGGCAATACTTGAAGCACTTGAAAAATCACTCGGAGTGGTTACAACATCTTGTAAAAAAGTTGGAATAGGTAGAACACAGTTTTACCATTGGTTAAAAGAAGATGACGATTTTAGGTATGAAGTTGAGGACATACAAAATGTTGCATTGGACTTTGCAGAATCACAATTGCATAAACAGATTGGCGAGGGAAACACAAGTGCCACTATATTTTATTTAAAGACAAAAGGAAAAAACAGGGGCTATGTTGAACGTCAAGAGATCACAGGAGCAGATGGAATGCCTACTAACTTTCAAATTGAAATAATTGACTCAATTACCGATAAAGACTAATATAGTCTACAGACATTTATTAAACAACAAAAAGAAAATTGTAGTTGAACAGGGCGGAACAAGGTCAGGTAAAACATACAATATTTTGCTATGGATAATATTTGACTATTGTACAAAGAATGATAACAAAGTAATTACGATAACTCGTAAGGCATTCCCATCTTTACGTGCTACTGTTTTGCGTGATTTCTTCAGTATATTACAAACCTATAATTGTTACTCTGAAAAGTACCATAACAAGTCAAATAGTGAATACCATCTATTTGGTAACTTAGTTGAATTTATTTCTTTAGACCAACCTCAAAAGATTAGGGGGCGTAAAAGAGATTTGCTTTTTATAAATGAGGGTAACGAATTATATTTTGAAGATTGGCAACAATTGATATTTAGAACTCAAGAACAGATTATTTTAGACTTCAACCCATCTGACGAATACCATTGGATATATGACAAGGTGCTACCAAGAGATGACTGTACGTTTCACAAGACTACATATTTGGACAATCCATTTGTTGAAGATTCTATAAAAGAAGAAATTGAAAGACTAAGAGATACAGACGAACAGTATTGGCAAATCTATGGACTAGGAGAACGTTCTGCAAGTCGCTCTACTATCTTTAAATATACAGAGGTCAATCATATACCTGCTGAAGCTATTCTAATCGCATACGGAATGGATTTTGGGTACTCGAATGACCCAACCACTTTGGTTTCAGTCTATACGATGGGGCATAATTTATATATCAAAGAACATCTATACAGAACTCAAATGACAACGAGTGACATTAACTCGTTTTTAAGAGACGAAAGACTTGCATCAAACCCAATATATGCGGATAGCGCAGAACCTCGCTTAATAGCTGAATTACGTAGGATGGGGCATAACATTTTTCCATCACTAAAAGGT